TTTTACATTCAGGTTCTAGTAATTCAGGCATCATATTTTTCCAAAAAGAGGCTCCCTTTCGAGAGCCTTGAGTGGTTGCAGAGGAGGCTGCGATAAAACTATTGATCCAAGCCTTGCTTTTTTGCTTCAGCTGGTAGCACTATTTTCATGCTTGGGGATCCTTCTTTAATAATCAGAAATTGATCTACCAATTCAATTTCTTCTTCAGTCAAACAACGATATTGTTTAACAGATAATTCAGGTTTAAATTCAACCAGCTTATCCGCTTTAATGTGGTTTTCGATAAGTAGATCCTTCATTGCTAGGAAAGCAGGAAGATCAACCTTTCTGGTAATTGGTAAGGTTGCATTAAGAACCCAACCTTTTGGCAAATTCTTTTTATTAGTACCTTCCTTAGCTAACGGAAAAGCATTTTTGAAAATCTTTAACCGCAATGCGGCTTCCTTTTCGCGTAAGTCACGCAATTCTTCTTGCATGATGTACCATTTTTCCAGTTCAACAAAATCTATTTCGGGCAATACTTCAGGCATGTTCTTCTCCAATGTGGTTAATTTTTAGTACAGGTTTATTATATACACTTGTAACTTTATTGCAAATTTATTTATTCCGAATCATTTACTTAGATCAAGTACCCTATATCCTTTTCCACTAAAAGCGTACTTAGTATTCATTTCAACATAGCCAACATCTGATATTACACCGTTATCAACTAATGATTTTAAAGTAAAGTCCAAAGCCTTACTTGAACCTTGCGGATGCTTTTCAAAAGCTGTCATACTAGCTATTCTAGCCTGTAGGTATTTTCTAGTAACAACACCTTCCGATTTCATTTTAGGGTCAATCCTATAACCTTTCGACTGGTCATTGAATATATAATCATTTAAGAGGGAGGTTATTTTAAGTTCCCTGCTATTATCATTTATACCAACATCACCGGATTTAGTTCGTTTTTCCATTAAAGCAATTTCAGCTCGGATTTCACGCAAAGCATAGTCAGTATGCTCCTTAGTGATAACAGGGAAAATAAAATTATCCGCTACAGCCAATAATGCAGCCTTTTTTGTAAATTTTAATGACGCCCTATTCCACATTTGGCGATAAGCTTCATCATCTGAACCGTTAATATTATTATCACATTCTATTTCAAATTTACCAATTTCATCAGCAGCTTCCGAATTTCTTTGAACAGGTGTCGTTTCACCGGAATTCATTAACGATAGGGATTGACCACATATTTGAGCGAACCAATCAATTAACGGCTTATCAGGCTCCCTAATTTGATTCGGGTTTAAAGGAGGTCTTTTACCAGTGTACTCCATTAAGTTAAATCTAGAAAGAAAACCGTCAGACATCATGCTTTGTGTTAATGAGTCAAAAAATGTTCCAGGAGTTGTTTCACCTATCATTGAGTAAGCTACTCCTTCAACCGAATTAACATTGTTCTCCTTAGTTGAATAAGTCAAGCCTCCAACCATAGAAGTTGGTCCTGATTTTTGGTATAGGTCAGTCATTGCAGTTCTTAATGATTGCATACCGGAATCCTTACCATCATCTTTTGCTAATCTAGCTAACTTTCGCCCCCATTCGCCAGTAACATTAACAAAGCAATTATTGGCTAGAACAGCCTTGATTAAGGCCGGTCCTGATGCGTGATCGTTAAAGTTAACAAACTGCATACAAGCTGGCTCCACATTAACAACAGCTGATAATAATGATGATATTCCGCTATGCATTGCTTCCTTGCCAACACCGGATTGAGCTATTAGAATAATATACATATTCAAACCGGATTGGGTTATAGTCCAAGCTTTACCACATATACCAGCAACTAACCCGTATGATGCGACTATAGCAACTTCCCTAACAGGTCTTGGTGCTGAATAATAAATATACCTAGCAATTGTTCCCACCATTCCGGGAGGCCAAGGAACCTCATTTGCATCATAATCCTCGGTTATATTAAGCTGAGAAAAAACCGTTGCGATTGGAGTTTCATAAATTTGATCTGTTGTATTATCCTGAGTATGCAAAAATTCACTTTGCTTCTTAATATTTTGAATTTTGGATACTTGTGCAGCGCACATCTCAATTTGGGATTGCCTAATTGCATTATCGTTAAACTCCCTACTTCTTATTGTTTGCAAGGTATTATTTAAATACCTATTATCCTTCATTGCTTTATCGCGTTCACCTAGTAAACTAAGTCTAAATAAACGCCGACACTGTTCGTTGGATTTACTGTAAAACGTTAGCATTGACATAAAGGCAAGATCAGCTTCTGACTGCGATGGATAATCGCCTTGCCAGTCGCCATTGGATAATTTTATGTATTTGTCGCTATTGGTTGCGGATAATGCTTTGGTTACAATTTCGTTATCAGTATAAACCTCCTCATATTCTTCTAAACCTGTTTTTGTAGCTTGGGGACACATTTGCAATTTCATATTATCTAAAACTGCTTGGTTTTCAGTAATAGGCAAATTTACAAGGGAATTACCAGTGCAAATAATATATCGTTCCTGACTGTATACCTCAACACCATCACGGCGCATTCCTGCACCGATTTTTCCTCTAACCCAAATATGTATCCCTTTACCGTATTTTGAAAACTCGGTATAGGATTTTAAACTTTGAACAATACTCCAATAGCGGTTCATATGCTCTTGGGTTGTCCATTTAGTTTTATCTATAGTCTGATTTTTTCGTACCTGACTATCATGATTAGTTACATCCAAATCAATACAGGTAAAAGGGTCATCCTTTGATAAAACATAACCAAAGTCAAGATTGAAATATTTTGAATAGTTAACAGCCTCTTGAAACGTTAGAAGATAAGTGTTATCTAACACTGAAATATTAAAAACAGAGGAACCGTTAGTCGATAAGGGTGCTTTATTCTCACCACTTAAACACCATTGTCTACGCTGCCTTAACTCATAGGGAATCCTATTGTAGGAGGCTGGCATAGAGTTATCCTATTTGCTTTGTCTACGTTCATCAAGAACCTTTTTAAGAGCATATAAGTGCTTTAGGAGGGGTTCACGTTTCCAAATAGTTAACTTGACTTCGTTAACTTCAATAGGATCAGGAAGCTTACCGTTGTTTTTCCAAGTTACCATAGTTGTGCGTGGTATATTTAAAAACTTTCCTACTTCGGATGAAGTAATATAGAGTGCATTAAACTCTTCTGTGGGTGTTGGTGTAGGTGACATGTGGGAATCCTTTATGTAAAGTGATCGTGAATTATAACAGCTTTTATTAAAGTTACAAGTGTTATCCTTAATAAAAAATGCTAGGAAAGTACCGTTTTTGCTAGGTTACAGTGTACTCAGTATCGAAACCATGTTAATAAGTACACTGTACACAGCAAATTTCTGGTATTTAAGTTTATTCAATTTTTAATAAAATAGCTCTATCATTTATATGAACGTCATCAATAGATTCATACATAAACGCCCATTTTGAACCTAAAATATCCGTTATTGATTGTCTAGCATTGCGATAGTTACTTGCGGTTATTTCAACACATCCAGGACCACCATGTTCTGTTCCCAGTGTGGCATAATATTTTTTCATTACTTTCCTCTACAAGTTGGACAAACTGAACCATCATATGATCCTTCACCTGAACCGTTACAAGTAGAACAAATTCCACTTTCATCCGGTACATCGTTATAACTATCCCAGTCAAAACCATCATCAACATCGGATAAATCATATTCAGGGTCATCGAAGTTATTTTCATATTCAGCATCTGCAAACATAAATCACCTATTGGCTGTAACCAAGACCTTTCATGCAATCATTGGATGTTGATGAGGTATAAAAAGGGTTTCTATCAAGACCTCTATTAACAAGCTCCTGATATTGAATTTGATCGCACAGAAGTTTGTCGTGCGACATCTGATACTGGCTTATGCCAGCTTGATAAAAAGGCTTTTCAGGAGGAATAGCCACACATGCGGATAAAGCAAGTACTGTTACCAGTAATGTTATCCTTGATAAATTAGATCGTTTCATACATTACTCCAAATCATTTTAGTTAACGCTCGCATTGCAAGCAATCTTGCGGATATTCCGCATGTATAAATTGTGGTCACATATCCTTTATAAGTAGCTGTATAGCTACCATTCTCATTTTTATAAACAGTCATAAATCCCGTCCTAAAAAATAAATTTATTTTATCTTATCAAACCAATATTCGATAGCTGTAATAAGACGTTCTTTAGCCAATTCCTCAGTTTTATAATTACCAAGATGGGTTTTTAATCCTGGTAATGAGCAGCTAACTTTATACTTTAAGTTTTTATCATTTGAGCATGAATCCCAAATAACATCACCGACTTTAAATTTTCCTAAAATTGCATCAACTCCGTTTGCATAATTCCTAGTTTGAACTTCCCATTTTATTTCCATAAATCACCTATGAAAATAGTATCTACGCCATTCCTTAAACTCAGGATGGTCGAGTGCTAAATACATCCCTTTACCAGTTTTATAATCCATTTGTTCTGCACGATAGCAGTATCCGTTATAGCAATTCTGATCGTGTAGTATATTTTCTAAAGCTGTATTAGCTCCGTCTGCCAAACCAATGTAGTACATTGGAGTTTTTTCTTTGATATAATCCCACAATCTATCAGGGTTTTTTTCAAAGTTTCTTAGGATACTTGAACAATGTTCCATCATATTGTTATGACGTTCAAGAGCTTTCAAAACTTGCTTTGTTGGATTTTTGCGTGCCATGTTAAATTCCTTTAATTGTTATTGAGTACAGGTTTATTATACAAGGTTGCACTTGCAAGTCAAATTTAAATTATCCCTTAAATACAAGATCTTTTAAATAGTCAATGAGACAATAAAAGGCTTGATTCATCATAAATACTATGAATGATAATAAACAAACAGGAATAAAAAAGGCCATTACAATCCAAAAGCCGATGACATTCACGACTTGTATCCAAAAGCTCGGCACATCGTACAAAACAAAGTAATACGATCCTCTTTTTTAAGGAGGTTTAGCTGTATGGCAATATCCGTACAGGTTGCCCAAATATTATAATAAACTAAATCTGTGGTTACTAAAATATTATACGTCCCTTTACGAAAAGTATCCAAGATACAACCAGCATAATTTAACATATTGGTTTGCCAATCTTTATCAAAGTTATTCGTATAAAAATCAAGGAGTTGCGGTTTTTGAACAAACAACATGAAATCAACATCCGTGTTTAAAACAGGCGGATTACAAATTATTGAGCTGCCGGTTCGATGCCACAATAAGGCATTGTCCAAAATATCCTGTATTTGTTCAGGTGTAGGTTGATTCCCCATTTCCCTTACTTTATCAGGAAATGATATAGATGTTGATGAATTTGTCAGTTCATCATATATTTCTTGAATACTCATACTCATAAATTATTCCTATTGTTGTAAGCTAACCTAGCTTTTTTAAGATAAGGATTCAGTAATTCCTTGTGATACATTAGCCTAAGTTCCTCAGTTAATTCCCCTTGTAAGGCTTCTATTAAAAGTTCAACAGCTAAGTCATTATAAGAATATTTCTCCCTGTATCCGCCATTATTTAAATAAGCATTTATGGCGTAAGTTATTCTAACATATCGCCCATATCTTTTGTAATCACCCCTAGCATACCACATACCTGTTTTTGGGGATGCCCACACTCCAGGTATTGCCTTATTTTCAGATAATATGCTCATTCGCCTAATACCAGCGTTTTAAAGTTATGGTCGATGTATTCCTTAAAATGGTCAATGATTCTCTCACTTACAATATCAGAAATATCAACACCCTTTACCTTTATAGCGTTAATTTCAACCTCGTAACCATCCTGTGGATAATAGGCGTCCCATTGATTATAGCTAAATTTAACATCAACAGCTATACCGTGAATAGTTAATTCCAATTCTTTAACTCGCATTACCAGTCACTCCTGTTCATTCGTGGATCAATCGGTGGATATTTGTAGGGTATATTTATTTCCTCAATACATACCGTTTTTGATTTTACCGGCTTATCAGTTCGTTGTATAGGTTTTTTATGTCCTATACTGGGCTGAGATAAGAACCACAAACATAACTCAACATCAAATCCTTTACAATGACTATTAGGAATTGGCATATTACCTTTAGTTTTCCAAGCACTGGTTCTCTTTAAAGGATTAGTATTGATTAAATCTTCGATAGCCTTATCATCATACAACATACCTGATCTAGTTCTACCAATAGGCTTAGGTAACTTAATATAACCCTGATTTATCCGAGCTGTCATTTGTTTCAATGACAACCCTAATGCTCTGGCTAAGTCATTCCTTGTTTTCATTTCTAAGATTCCTTTTAAGCCTACGTTCACGTTTCAATCTAGCTTTATTGGTTAAAGTAGATTTTTCATTTTTGGATTGATTGGGCTTTTGTTTAGCTGGCTTAACAGGTACATCAGGATATACTGTCTCCCCAAGTAACCTACCAAAGTCAGAAACAGGTAAGCTTGCAGCAAGACCGGCCAGTAATGATAATCTTAAAGCCGGTTTCATTACACAACCTCCCTGAATGATTCAGCTCTAGCTAACCAACCTTTTTCAAAGACTTTCTGAGAAGGATTATTAGTGATTATTTGCTTGTAGAATCGAACCCGTAACTCCACTATTTCATTAATAAGATCAGTTTTATCACAAGTACCGGCAAAATAGGCCGTTTTTTGGCCTATAACACCGTCAACCTGTACAGGACAAGCGAAGCTGATTAACGCCTCTTGTAATATAAGTATGGCACGTTTAGCACCATGATTAACTGCCATGTCCAGTATAATAGGTTGTATTTCAACAGGTAATGTACTTATCTTTGGCTTTAGGAAATATTCATTTTTGTAAATGCCTTTCGCTGTTCCCCTTGTAAGTAACTTCATATCTGCTGTTGATACAAGATTAGGATTTTTACCTAAATATTCAGCATAGACTTTCTTAGTAATACCGAAGTTAGTCTCGCCACCCTTATCATCTTTGTGGTTAACGTATCCGCCTTCCTTTTTGATAATATCATCCAGCATTTCATCAATTGTCATTGTAATGTACCCCTATCCTGAATTTTTCGTTCTGTTAATACAACAGTTGCAGCAATAAAGCCATCCTGATAACGAATGGAATCCGTACTTTTTAATACTTCCTTTATTTCATCCTCATTGAGCTTTTCAAATACATCCAAATAAACAACAAAACATGCAAATGTTACAGCGTAAAGCCTGTCATCCAATGTATCATATTTAACGATTATATCAGCCATTACATCAGATGGTATATTCCATGCTTGTGACATAACGTCTATTTTCTTTTGGATGCTCATAGCACTTTTACCATTAATTGATTATGCAGTTTTGTAAATTCCAATTTGACTATTTCGCCTAAATCAGGAACATAGAAAGTTTCGACCGAAGTTTGATAATTTTCATCATCCAAAATTATATATTCCATACGTTCATCCCATATGGGATTTGAAACAAGCTGCCAATCGTGAGTTTTATCAATCCGAAAGGCAATGCGTTTACCACATTTGTGAGCTTCTTTTTCCTTTGCAAACTTTTCCTTTTTGATGATTGCTCCAAAATTACTAAGTTCCTCATCATCTTCAAGAACCCTGTAAATTTGAGAGGGATTCCAAAGTGGGGCGGATATAGGGTCAATTTTATACCACCGTTCAACCCACGGAAGTGTGGTCACAATTTGTTTCCCATTTTCATAGGCTTCCTTTTCTTTTGCAAACAGACTTGATTGTTCCAGTTCCTTAGTTAACTTGTCAATTTCACCTGTAAAACGATGAATTTTCTCGTTAAACTGATTTACAAGCTTCTCCCTATGCCGAATTTTATTTTTCAATTCTATTTGTTCACTTCTCATCTTACCTCCAAATACTGATTAATAAATACGCCAGATACATATAATAGGCGTTTGTTAAAATAAAGTTTACCATTTATTTTTACCGTTAGGCTGTTTATATTTTCCCCTTTTTTCATAAGGATAATCGCTAAAACAAGCACCAACATAAAAGTAAAGAGCTACTACGGATAAAACCCAAAATATAAATTCAATCATCGTATTTATCCGCTGCTTTTACTACCATGCCAATAAATATACCGGCGGCCAGAATTAAAATACCGTAAACTATCATCTCAATCATTGGGGTACTCCTTAGGTTTGCAAAACCACAAATATCCAATAACTACAACAGCTGTAAACAGCCAAGAATAAATCGCGTATTCAATCATTTTATTCCCTTCTTTTAAAAAATTCATAATTTGATAAACTTACATGATTAGCCGGTCTGCCACATAAATTAAATTGACTTTTCGTAAGCTTATGTTTACCAGAAGTTTTAAGATGCCTTTCACAACTTAATTTCCACTGACATAAAAATCCTCCACATTTCACTTTATACTTCCTCCAAACTCAACTTGTATTGCTGCCAATAAAAGTATTACATCAATAAGAATAAAGAAAAGAATTTGTGGTACTGCTATCCAACTTCCTTTACAGACTTGTAAAAGTCGAATTAAAAGCATTAAGACCAAAAATAGAATTAATAGTATCATTTTCATCACCGTTTAATTTTTTACGAGCTAGTTCCAATGTTAGTTGAGTAATTCTATATTGACCATACAATATTTGAGTCTGTCTACGTTTTCTAGCTATGAATGATACCAAAGCTAATTCTTTTGTCTCACATGCCCATTGTTTACGGGCATTAAGATTTATAAATTTGGATTTTTCAGGGTATAAACCTATCCAAGCACCACATTTTGTTCTTTTTATAATCTCGTAGCTATGGAGACTAAGTTTCACATCGTTACCACTATACCACGATTCATATCTGTAAAGGTATTCGATCATTTTAACACCTTTGGAAGATAATATTTCTGAACCGAGTCAATTGAACCTTGATCCATAGGGTAATCAGCAGAATCATTCTTTCTACCATGCTGACTACGCATCCAAGTTTTGATATTAAAATACCAATATGTTCTATCGGTTTTTGTAAATGAATGAATAGTCTCAGTCACTTCAAGAATATCGCCTGTTAATTTATATTCTAAATTCATTAAATTTCCCCTTTTGGTGAACAGGAAAGATAAACTATTGATATTTTAAGTTCCTCTAGTTTATCTTTTAAATGTAACATTTGAGTTTGACAGGCTTTACGAGATTCAAATTCCTGCATGGAAATGCTGCTGTTTAGTGTAGCCGCCAATATTACTGTTAATATGTAAGCCATCCGTTAGCCTCCAACACAAATTGAAGAACTTCTTCCTTAGTGCAAGGTTCAGCATATTTATAAACAGAATTATCCATAGTTACAAATTTATATTCATCATTAGGTTTGCAACTCTTAATCCTACGAATATCAACAACCATTATACTTCCATCAGCAATTTTCGTATCACCAACTTTGCACCAGATAGGCTTAGTTATTTCCAAGTACCAAGGTTGATAGATTTTAATGTGGTCATTATCAATAAAATCATTTTGATAGATTGAGTGAACATCCCATTCTTGTTTACCTTGTTTGTAATGCAATCGTCCCTGAATATTCATATAAATCATATCGCCAGCTATCAAAGTTTTACCTTCCTGAATAGCAGCCCAGCATTCCTGTTGATTCATTTCACACCTCAAATTTAAAAGTCAATTTATTATACGACCTTGCAAGCGCAAGTCAAATTTATTTACTCTCGCTTATTTAAGATTCCTAACAACCTGACTAAGCCTAGAAATCTCGTTATCCATTTCTATAATAGCCAACTTTTTAGCTGTAACGGCATTTTTCCATTCCAACCTTGCCTGTTCGTAGGCACTTTTGTCCTTAGCGATAGCCACATTTGTTGGTGCAGGAGGCAAAACTTCGGATTTAAGTTTAGCAGGTTCTAAATGCTTTAATTTAGGTTCTTGTTCATGCCAAAGTTTAGCATGCCTTAGGAATGTATCTAAAACATAGGCGACAGTACCCGTACCCTCATAAGGAATCTTAGTGAATACATCGTTTTTATCAGGAATAAAGTTGTAAAGGATTTTAACTTTGTGGATATCCTGCAAGTATTTAAGGAAGCTAATTTCAATTCTACCGTGTAAAGGATCAACCGTATAAGGGTATTGAAGTATTCTAGCTCTAAGATATTGGAATTCGTCAACCAGCTCTTTGCAAATGATACCATCATAGTCCAATGAAGGATTGTAATCACCCTCATAATCAGGCAATTCCGAGTAATGATAAGTAAGATAATTTGCCCAATGGTCTAGGGTTTCGTATGGGTATTGTTTTATGGTTGCGTAACCTTGAGCAAAAGTATTAGGAGCAGGCGCAACAGGTGTAGGAGCAGGCTCAATTAGTTCAAGGTCATGCGTTGGTATAGGGTCATAGTTTAACATTGCTTTGGTGCGCAATTCTAGTATAGGTAAAGGGTCAGGATTTACTGAGACTTTAATATCGTGAAACATGGATTCAGTAAAGGATGCAGAATCTTCGATTACGATGGGGGGTTCAGGAGCAAAGTTTACATGTTCTGATTTAAGCAAAGGAGTGGATATAGGCGCAGGCTCTGGCGCAAGAACAAAAGGTTTCATTTCACTGGTAGAAGTGTGGGCATAGAAAGGCTCAGGCTCAGGAGTAGAAACTTCAGGTAAAGGCAAGGAGTCAGAATCTGGTGTTGGCTCAGTGGTTGTAGGATTAAATGCAAATACCTTGTAGTTAGGATTTAATTTGTGGTTATACATATTGTAGATTGCCACCGCTTCATCCAATGTAGCTGTGCTGCCCATGTATTTAACTCTGCCATTATAGCGAGTAACGGATACAACATACCTGTTTTTCTTATAAGCAATGTTATTTCGGTAGATTCCAGGATGTTTAGGTTTATTAAATTGAATACGATGATTCCATTCAGGTAGGATACCGTATTCGTAGTCTGGTGCGGGGATATACATTTCTATAGTCATAAAAGGAATTATATTTTGGTTTGGTTATTGGTGTGGTTATTGGTGTGGTTATTGGTTGAATGAGATTAAGCTTTAGCTGTTAGTTTCGATAGGAGATACATCCTTCGATTAATTTTCAATTGCTCCATTTCAATTTTCAATTTTTGAATTTCGGATTTTTTAGCTTCAATTTGTAAATCAATTGAAGTAAGAACTGTATCGTTAGTGGTGAATGATATTCTGGCTTTTCTTTTATTTTCGTTAATTATATCTTCATGATGCCAGTCATGAGTTTTGGATAATGCCCACATTGTAACATCGTAAACAGAAGCCATAACACCTTTCATCAAATTCAAATTACTGGATAATTCATCATTTAGAGTTACTTTGCCAATTTGACTTAAAATAAATTCAGGACTAAATAAATCATTAAGGGATTTACGGTTGACTTTTCCACGATTATTACCTCGTGTAGGATTTTCATTGAAGATGTAGGATGGGGCTTGAGCTTTAACCACATTTAGAAATTCAATCATAGCTATTTTATATTCGCCAGTTGAATCAAGATTTGGATTGTAGTAGGTATGGTTTGGTGCGTAGATGATTGAATTTGGATTTTGAGTTTGAGTTTCGGATATTTGAGTTTCGGATATTTGAGTTTCGGATATTAGTTGGTTGGTTGGTTCGTCATTTGACCACAGTAAAGCCATGATAGTTCCTTAATTAGGTTATAGAAATTGGTTGGTTGGTGTTCGGTAAGAAGTGTAGCATAAATGTTTAATTATTGTCAAGTTTACTTTTTGGTATTGTTTAAAATATACAAGTATATAGCTACCCGACATAAAGTTAATTTCAAAAGATGGTTTCAGGTATAGACCCCCTGAAATTGCACTTTTTTTTTTTAAAAAAATGAAAGACACTTTCAAATTACCATTTACCTTTAGCTATTATCATTAATTACATATTATATAGTATAGTACACAAGAGTAAAATCAAGGTTTCCTACCAATTTCCCTACCTTTTAAATCACCTATTGATAATAAGTATTTTTTTTATTGTTTGCCGTATACAGCGTTTATTGTTTCAAAACCTCAGAGATGGTTTTAAACCTCAGAGATTGTTTTGCAAAATGCAAAGGAGAGTTTGTTTAGATATAGGCTTATACTTGCTTTATAGTTAAAACAGGTATACAATCATACATTCATACAACTAAACAACTAAAAGAGGCATAAAATGCAACAAAAAATCAAGGAAAATAGCGCAATAATTCTGTCAAGAATTCAAAAATATCACCATTATAAAGGTCCTCAAGTCGGCGATTATTTGTTTCTAAAAGACAAAGGATATATCCGATTTGCGCATGAATGGGATGACGATATGCAAACCGCAAACGGATTTGGAAGCTTTTATTTAGCTGAAAATGGCAAAGCGTCAATGTCTGGCGGCTTAAATTCTGGCATTGATAAAAAGTTAATTGTGGTCACAAATGAGATTAAGCCAGCCGAATTTTGGATTTTCGATAGGGATATAGCTAGAGCTGGTGGAGCATATAATTTTCTATTTAATGTCTCTGTGTACAAATTGATTGATTAGAATACGGAAATCTGGTATAATGCCGACTATGGGCAGGATAATAAATAGTTGCGTTTGTAACGTTTTACCGTATAATAAAAGTCAGTTCAACAGGTCGTTGGATTGAAAACTTTGGAGGCTATTATGGCTATTGAATTTACAAAAATAAAACACGATGGGAATGGAAATCCTCGGTATGTCTGCCATTTTTTGGCGTTGATACCAGACGTTACTTGGGAATCAGGTTTGTCGCTTACTGATAGGTATGCTATAGCTTGTAAACGAGCTAACCGGATTGGTGGTAGACGCTTTCATAACAAACAGTTTGGCGGTGGTATTGTTTTTAGTTCGTACAGCTTGCTTGAACTAGAACAAAACATTGCCGATGTTATAAGGAATTCAAAATGATGATTGTAGAACAAGTTTGGATTTCAGACCAGTATATTACAGCTATATTATATGGCGATGAATCAGGTTTGGAAGAGGATGAATCATTGATGTTGGATGATTTTATGGAACACATTGCTAAGAATGATTACTTGGTGATGAATGGTGAGGAATTGGAATGGAAGAAATGTGAACTCAGCAACAGTTATTCTGATTGTTATTTAATTAATGTTGTGAGGGATTGAAATGAGCAGTTATATAGTAAGTGATAAACAAATTCATCTGCTGGCTGCGCTGTCAGTGGAAAAAGATTATGCTCCTATTAAAATAACTGAGGAGCAGGGTACTCGGATTATGTTAAACGCGGACACATTACTGGCCGCTAATTATGTTGGTGTTAATGCTCGCTATAAAGAGTCTGGCAGCGAGAAGATCAAATGGCCTAATAAATTGTGGTTATCGCCAGACTTTTTTGACTATTGGTTGTTGGCTGATTATTGCCGTGGATTATCAAAAGAATATACTTTGGTTCAGAAACTGAAGTTATGCCTAAATTATGAATATCAATGTTGTGATGCGGATTCGTGGCGTGGTAGTGATGCCAAACAATTGCTGGACAATATCATTTCCAAATTAATAGCGGAAATGCCTGATTATAACGAAGCACCTTGGGGAATAGAATGACAAAGGAACAATTGCTTGAAATTGCCAAAAGTCAACACATTGCCGGATATGTGGAAGCGTGTCTTAATAATCATATCGAGTTTTTTGGATTAACATATACGGAACTTAATAACTTCCTTATGATGGCTTCCAAAAATGTTACGGTATACTCAAATAAAGAATTAGTCAGGAGAGGAAAATGAATATCCAATTTTTAACAATATGTAATTCGTCTTCCTTTTGTGGATCGCCATTGCCGGTTGTCCAAGTAATGGTGGATAATAAAACTACGCTGGGTGATGTTAAAGCTAGAATGTTGAGCTATGACGCGACCGACCATTTGGAAGAATTGAATGAGGAGGAATATGTCGCTGCGGTTGAGGAATACTTTGTCGGTATGAAATTGAAACAAAAAGTGGATACCAGTTTGGATTCAATTGATGATTGCGAGGAATATGATTGCTATGTATATTTTGCCATTGAGGATTCCGGTTTGGAATGCTACTAATGCTATTCGGTATACTTGGAATAATCGTGATATGGTTTTTACAACAATTAGGTGGATACAATGGCAAAAATAGACCTAGAATTAAAAAGACAAGCGTTAAAAAACGCACTTACAAGGCTCGGATTCAAACCCGATAATTATGGACACATGCAAAAGGATTCAAAAGTTACCTCAAAAGATGAGGAGGGTGCTATTCCTGTCAAACTTAGAATCAAATTTGGAATAAATTCCATTAGATACGAGATTAAACGAATTGGACACAATAACTGGTTTAAAAAGGATGGAGAATTTTACAAGGACATTGTAATTGATAATGAGGGAGTTAAATTAACAAAATACAAATTACGATTTTTGGATTTGTGATTTAAGCCGTTTTTACATTTAGCCTATATCAGTGTATGATGTGGGCTTTTTTAATGCCTACAATCAAAGGATTTCAAACAGAATGAGCGCAAATTATATAGCTTATGCCAATGATACGATGACCGTTTTATATTGTCACAATAAGCTGTCCGTAATCACGGATTTATTACACATAGAACAGAAGGATAATTGGACGATTGTCCCGCTTGATAATGCAAACCTATTCCGCAAGCATACAGCGCAAGAATTGAAAAGACTATTTATTAGTTTAGGTGGAGACGCAAACTGTTTTGGACAAACGAATCTATATTTGGTGCATGAGCAGATTCGATTGGAATGTATAAAGCTGGCTAGGTTATTGCCAGCTATTATCGCAAATGGATATGAAGCAGAAATTCAAGCTGCCTATGTGGATAAGCAGCTTGTAAAGTGTGGTTATCGTTTTAGCCCAAACAGTTTGACACCTTCCAAGCTCGCTCCTGGCTTTTAATAATCAAGGTATCAATCATGGCGTGCGCGGTTTGAATGGCGTCTTGGCGATCGTCTGTGTAGTATGTTGCATCGGATTGCTTAATGCCATTTACGAACAACCGGCAACTGTATTCTTTAAATTCAGATTCGTAACTTACAGTTACTAAATCCGCAGCATATGGATTGGTAAAATTGGCTATTTGTCTCATCATAAACCTCTTACGGATGGATAAAACCGGAATACTGCGGTTTTAAATATTTTGCGAATTGCCCGTTTGGATTTGCGTATATCCGGGCGTTGTTTTGCAATTACGAAGATATAATTTTTCATTTTAGCCCTCCTTAAATTCATTGTTTGCCGCAATAGCAATAATCTCATTCAAACGAACTCGGATTGCATTAAGTTCCGCATAATAATCATGTTCCTCATCTGAGGATTCGATCAATGGAAAATCTAGTCCAGCTAATTTATTAACAACACTAGTCCATGCTGTTACATAATGATTTTTGTCTCTAGCTATTGTTATTTCGTGGATACTTTTCATTTAAACCTCCAAATAATTATTAATTAATTGCAATGCGCAAGGCATTATTGCATGATGAACCGGATAAAATTCCGTGCGGCAAGCTGTTTGGCTTTGGCTTCGGAAACATTTTTGGCGCGTCCATAGAACCGGAAGTCAAGTTTCCGGAGTAACGCTAATTTAGACTTTGTCATTTTAATACCCTCAAAAAACACTATAGTCGTGCGCGTTTGCCCATGCTATCAAGGCAATACGATTGCTAGCTTGCTTAATAATTTTACCCTCACAAATTAAGCCCCAATTACCATCAGCTAATGGTTTTATAAATACATTGTACATAAATAAATACCCTCAAAAGTTATAGTATTATTACTATGTTAATTACCCTAAGTAATAAGGTAATTAAAATAGGGTATTAACTAAATACCCTAATACTAAAATTTATACGGCCACTTGTTGTTTAATAATATTCAACAAGTGTTTTTTATAGCTGTTTATTTCAATACTAACGTTGCTAGGGTTTACTCGTACAAGCTCGCCTTTTTTGTTTTCAAATTTTAATTGTTTATCAATCATTATGTACGCTTCAATTTTGGTAATTGAATTATGATCAATGTTTTGTTTTATACATTCAATCCAAATAGCATTAGCTGATGTGAACTCACTAGGCCAACGATTGGGTGCGCCATAGGTTGCAGTTTTAGCTGCAACCTTTACAGGTTGCGCTGGTATTTTATGGGTGAAAATACCCTTTGTTAAGCCAGTCATTAATGGCGCGTTTGTTGCTACTTTTTGTACAATTGCTTTAATTGTATGCTTTTTTAAACTAACACCAGTTTTAACAGGTGTTACAAAGTTAGCTGGTATACGTTTACTTGTTTTAGTTGTTGCGTTCATTTTATTACCCTCAAAAGTTAACAGTAACAAACATTGCTACTTAGTAATATAGTTGCAATTGTAATGCCAACTCCTAACATAAATTAATATGTTATAAATCATACACTTACACTAATCATAAACCATGCCAACAGCTAATGCTGCCCCATAACAGTGCGTATGTAACGCCATAATGGTGCGTTTGCCTGTTTATTGTTATAAATCAATCACATACAAAAGTACAGATGCACACCATTGGTGCGTTTTTACCATGCTCAAAATAAAACTTGACATATGCTACTATACATGGTTGTCATCATACACTAGCACATATCATGCCATGTTTATATGATGCTATATGCGCCTGCTACCCTATGCCATGCTTAAACATGCCTTATTAACACACAGAACAACGTCATAGTAACACGTTAACAGTATACCCTTGACTACCCTATGCCATTTTAGCGACAACCCCCCATACCCGATGTTTTTTGGTGAGCTGTCGGGGATACCAAACAAATACCCCAATCCAAATTATCAACCATTGCATATGTATTGGAATACCCAATCTAAATTTCGATACCTAATCATTATTTCCCAAATACCCATATCCAAAATATAGTCTGGACTCAATTTAGAAGCGTAACGTCTGTAATTACCAATAATAACCAATAATAACCAATAACATCCATCCCAACATCCATAAATTTCACTTGCAAGTATCCACAAATTAATATACCATCCAAACGCACTCATAATTGTGGTCATCACCTAACTACCCAAACTAGGAAATAATCTATGTCCTTAATCTCATACCTCGAATTATGTCAACTTGTAGAAGATGGCGTAATTAATGCAAAACCGGAACAAATCAACGGTAGTTCAATTGATTTAACTTTACATAATCTAATTCGAGTGGAATTAGGTCGCGGTTTATCCGATCCTGCTGTTCGGTTAAAAGATAAACAAAATATTTCAACTGTGGAATATGATCTTGATTTAAGTCATGTTAGGCCAAATACAACCAATCCTAATCCTAATCCTATATGTGGTTATATCTTAAGACCGGATGAATTTATCTTAGCGTCTAGCCACGAAACGTTTAATTTGCCAGATTATATTTCCTGCGAGTATAAGCTCAAGTCGTCCATGGCCAGAAATGGTCTTGAACATTTAAACGCTGGATGGTGTGATGCTGGTTGGCATAACTCTCGTCTTACTCTGGAACTTAAAAATATTACTCGGTATCACAAGTTGTTGCTGGAAACTGGTATGCCGATAGGTCAGGTTGTTTTCTTTAAACATGAGCCTGTACCTGTGGATAAATCCTATGCTACTCGTGGTCAATATAACAACCAAGGGGCGGTCACTGAATCTAAAGGAATACGCTAATGAGTCCTTCCGATATTTCAATTTATGATGAATTAATTAAGAAGTATCACGCTCAATATCACCTTCCTTTTGACTGGACTTTATTAAAAGCTCAGTTGTTTGCTGAATCAGAACTATATCCTAACTATGATTCTGGTTCACGAAAGGGTTTAGGGCAATTTACCATGGAATTATGGGATGAATACCTATGTAAATGTTCACTTTCCCATAAAACTAGCAGAACTTGTGCCGATGCTGCCATTAAATGTTCGGCTGCTTACATGCAGGATTTACTTGTGACTTGGAAAAATTCTGAGGATAATCCTTTGAGTCATTATAACTTGGCCTTGGCTTCTTATTACTTGGGTTTGGGTAATATTCTTAAAGCTCAACGGATAGTTTTAGGTTCGTGTGAGTATAAAAGGGTGCTTTCCGCGCTTAAATTTGTGGTCGGTGTCGAAAATGCTTTACAAACTACCAATTATGTGAGTAGAATTCACTCGTATCATCGGTCTTTGTTACTCGCTACTACTTAAGAGGTTATTATGTCTATAGAACAAATGCTAAAAGAAACTTTCAACAGTTCCGATCCATTGCAAGCTGGTAAACAGCTAATTTTGGCTTTTATTGAGAAAATTCGTCAATTTATTGACGCACAGGACTTTCTTGGTTTGGATGAATTCCTGGACGAATTGGAAGAAAAGCCTTCCTTGATTGCTGCGGTTATCGTAGCCAATAGTGAGCTAGCGGAACAAATTGATCCTGCCGTTCGCATTGCTGCCGCTGGAATAATGGACTTAGTTCCTGAACCTGTTACCATTATTGCAAGTGGTTCTGAAACTGTGGTTATCGAACCTCCAGTTGAAAATGAAGTAAGTACTATTGATACGCCTTTGTTTACTGCTCATCCATCGCTATTGGCGGAACCTGTAGTGGTGGATGTTACTACACTTCCGGATTTATTGGCTCCTGAAGTTTAAGAATCATGGTCAATTAAGGAATTATTTATGCAATTTTGGGTAAATTCAGGAGAGGGTCAATCAGCTCTAACGGAGTCAGAAATGGCTCTGCGTAATGAGTTTGTTAGAAATTACTTAATTGACTACGATGAAGTTTTGGCTTGTATGAGAGTTGGATTTAGTAAAGCTTTTGCTGAAACGTGGGCTATTCGGCTAATGTCGGAACCTTATGTTCAACAAAGAATTACCACACTGACTCAAACTACGCCAGATGATGAGGGTGAACAAGAACGGCTTGACAAGGAATTAACACTCAGTGTCCTTCGTGAAGCTGCTCAACGTGGACCCTACTCATCAAGGGTGGCGGCTGCGGCTAAACTTGCTGCTATTTTGGGCATGGATAAACCTATTGCAAATACCCTTGATATAACGAATCGCGGTGGTGTCATGATCGTTCCCGGAACTGCAAGTATTGATGACTGGGAAACTACTGCGGTTAAAGCTCAACAAGATTTAATTAATGCTGCACAGGAATAAATATGAATACTATGGCTAAAGCTCCATCTAAAGCTCCATCTAAATCAAAATCAAAAGCTCCAATGAAAAAAGGCTGTTAATGACTGATGAAAGAATAGTCTGGAGTCCTTTACCAGGAAGCCAGACTTTAGCTATGTCATGCCCTGCCCAAATTATTATCTATCATGGTAGTCGGGGTCCTGGTAAGGGTTTGCCATTAGATGAGCCTGTTTATACAGAACGTGGTCCTGTTCATATAGGCAACTTAAAAGTTGGTGATACCGTTGCTTGCCCTGACGGAAGTAGTTCTAAAATAATAGGGGTTTACCCTCAAGGGGTAAGACCCGTTTATGAAATTACCTTCTTTGATGGTTCCATTGCTAGGTGTGACGATCAACATATCTGGCCCATACATACCCAGGACGGGAATACAGGTGGTTCTAAGGTTGAATATGGTTATTCGTTGATGACCATGGATCAGGTTATTGAAAGATTCAATACTAATATTTGTAAACTTCATGTTCCTACATTGGATAGCTTAAAAATGAGGTACAAAGTTCATTTCTCAAATAATAAGTTACCTGTCGACCCATACTTGTTAGGTTTAATATTGGGTGACGGAACATTTAGCCAAAACGGTTCCTATTGTACAGTTGATGACCAATTAGCTGAATACGTTTTATTAAACGGTGGTGTTCGTTGGTCTAACGATAAACGGTACGAACTACAAAATATAGGGTTCAGTAAGGATTTACAATCTAAACTGACCTTATTAAATATGAAGGATTGTAGATCACATACAAAGTTTATCCCAGAATCGTATTTGCACCATACTGATGAAAATAGGTTAGCTATTTTGCAAGGTTTAATGGATACCGACGGGACTATTGATAAGAGCGGTTACATGGTGTTCAATAGTGCTAGTGAGGAACTTAGTAAAGGGGTTCAATATCTGGTAAGATCGCTAGGAGGTAATGCTACTTTAACCAGAAAACCTTCATATATTAAAGAAGTTCGGTATAAGGATACTTTTGAAGTTTATATTCAACCTGGAAATAAATTTATACCTTTTAGGTTAGAGCGTAAGGTTTCTCGAATTAAACCTTATATGCACAAAAAACTTTGGAAACGTATTGAATCTATAGTTAGGTTAGACGACGCTGAAACGGTTTGCATCAAAATAGATCACCCGTTAGGTTTGTTTATAACAAGAGATTTTGTGGTTACTCATAACACTGACAGTCAACTAATGCGCTTCCGTGCTAAGGTTGGACAGGGTTATGGCAGACACTGGCGTGGGGTTATTTTTGATAGGGAATATAAGAACCTTGATGACTTAGTTTCTAAATCACAACGGTGGTTTCCTGAATTTAAGGATAATTGTCGCTTTATAAACTCAAAGTCTGACTACAAATGGATTTGGAAAACAGGTGAGGAATTACTTTTTCGTACTGTTAAAAAGGATTCGGACTATTGGGGTTTTCATGGTCAAGAGTTTCCTTTTATTGGTTGGAATGAGTTAACTAAGTTTCCAACACAGAACTTATTTGAAATGATGATGTCTTGTAATCGGTCATCATTCAGGCCAGAAGATTTCCCTTATTATATCAATGGTGATTACCTTGCTAAAAAGGGAATTATTCAATATGTTCAAGCAAATCATAAGTTTGCAGTTAAACAGTTTTTACCTGAAATACCTTTAGAAGTGTTTGCCACATGTAATCCTCATGGAAGTGGGCATAATTGGATAAAAAGACGTTTCATAAATGCTTCAAAAATGGGTCAAATTCTTAAAAACTCTGTTAACGTCTATAACCCTAAAACTCAAAAGCGTGAAGATGTAGTCAAAACACAGACTCATATTTTTGGTAGTTATCGCGAGAATAAATACCTCAGCCCTGAATATGTGGCTACACTTGAATCCATTGATGAACCTAATAAAAGACGTGCTTGGTTGATGGGTGATTGGGACGTTGTTGCCGGTGGTATGTTCGATGACCTTTGGGACTCAAAAGTGCATATCGTTGAACCTTTTGAGATACCTAGTACATGGCGAATCGACAGGTCATTCGATTGGGGGTCGTCTCACCCCTTTTCCGTTGGCTGGTGGGCTGAAAGTGATGGGTGCGATATAACACTTGCCGATGGGTCAATTCGGCGTACCATACGCGGAGATTTATTTCGTATTAATGAATGGTATGGGTGGAACGGTAGGCCAAACGAGGGCTTACGCATGTTAGGAGGTGAAATTGCTAAAGGAATCATCGAAAGAGAAGTTAACTGGAAAATTCATTCTCGCTGCCATCCGGGAGCTGCGGATAACTCAATTTACGATGTTGAAAATGGGAATAGTATTGCTGCTTCTATGGCAAATCCTATTCGTATTAATGGGAATAATTATCCTGGCGTAATGTGGACTCGCTCTGATAAGTCCTCAGGAAGTCGTAAAGCTGGTTGGGAAAAGATACGTTTATACCTTAAACAAGCTAAACCGGAAGTTATAATAGATCCTGAAACTAAGCAGAAACAATCATTACCGAGAGAAAAACCTGGACTATTTGTCTTTAACAATTGTAAAATGTTTATTGACCTAGTTCCTATTTTACCACGGGATGAACTTGATCCTGATGATGTTGATACGGATGCTGAAGATCATGTTGGTGATGAGGTTCGCTATCGAGTATTATCTGTTGGTTTAGGTGCTAGGGGTGGACGTACTAAAGGTGCGCAATAACTTAATCGGAGTAACCATGAAAATATTTACTAAAATTTCTTTAATCACACTATTTATCTTTATTATAGCAATGTCTGTTGATATTGCTACTGCTAACATCGTTGGTGCGGTAGATATTAGTTATCCTATCAAATATAAGGCTAAGGGTGTTCCTTTAGCTGCTGGTGAGACTTGCCGGTCGTCTAAAGTTGTGACAAAATTTAATAAAATAAATAATAACGGAAAGTCCAAAATAGGTTATACTGTAGACCACATTTGTGCGTTAGAATGCGGTGGAATTGATAGTGTGGTTAACATGCAGTATCAAACTACTCAGGAAGCTTATTTGAAGGATAGATGGGAGCGTACACCTCCTGGATGTAAGCAAACTTGTAACGACACAAATTCCACAAAGAAAAGATTAGTTTTTAACTGTAAGTAAGGAACTTCAATGTCATTAAATTCTCAGCATCCAGCTTATGTCCAACACTTAGCCCAATGGGTTATGCTTCGTGATTTTTACCAAGGTGAGGAACATGTTAAGTCAAAAGAGGATGAATATTTGTCTCCTACGGCTGGAATGATATTGGATGGGATGGGTGCTAAGGATATTGGGCGTGCTGCTTATGAAGCTTATTTAGCTAGAGCGGTATTTGCTGATTATATTAGGGATGCTGTTGAGATTTCAATTGGTTTATTACATCAAAAGGCTGCGGTTATCGAGTTGCCTCCTGAACTTGAATCAATGAGAACAAAGGCTACTATTAAAGGTGAGACTTTATTGCAGCTTTTACGCAGAATAAATGTTGAACAATTAATTGCCGGTCGATGTGGCACATTGCTTGATGTCGATCCTAAAACTGCGATGCCGTATGTTGCTTTATATAAAGCAGAATCAATAATCAATTGGGATGAAAGTAACGACTTCGTTAATACGGATCAAGTTAATATGGTTGTTCTTGATGAAACTGGTTTGAGACGTGCTGATGGTGAGTTTAACTGGAAAATCGAAGTTCAGCATCGTGTTCTAACTTTAAATAAATTGATAACTGATAAGGGAAGTACTGACGTTTATCAATGTGGCATTTTCGATAATGAATCAGGTTCCTCATATAATGTGGAACAAATGACCACACCTCAAATACTTGGTAAAACATTAGATCAAATTCCATTTGTATTTATCAATTCAAAGGACTTATTACCATTGCCTGAGAACTCACCTTTATTGGGATTAGCTAATATCACATGGTCAATTTATCGCGGTGAAGCTGACTATCGCTATTCCTTGTTTATGCAAGGACAGGACACACTTGTGGTTATCGGTAGTGTCCGTAACCCAAACATTGATCCTGGTGGCGATGGTGCTATTCGTACTGGTGCAGGAAGTCGAATTGATATTGATTTAAATGGCGATGCCAAATATATCGGTGTTAGCTCAAAAGGTTTAAGTGAGCAAAGGACATGCCTTGAAAACGACAGAAAACGTGCGGAGACCCATTCAGGTCGGTTAATCGGTACTAAGTCGAATGTGGAGAGCGGCGAAGCACTGCGGGTGCGTATCGGCGCACAAACCGCTACTCTAAATCAAGTTGCAGTTACTTCTGCTGCTGCTCTTGAAAAGATTTTAAAAATTGCTGCAATTTGGAAAGGCGGAAACCCTGACTTAGTTAAAGTAATACCTAATATGGACTTTGCTGATATTGACTTCCAAGGACAGGAATTAGTAAACATTATGACTTCCAAGACAATGGGTTCACCTATTTCACTTGAAAGTATCCATAATGTGTTAATTGAACGTGGTTTGACTAATATGGATTTTGAAACAGAAATGACTAAAATCTTAGCTGAAAATAAGAAATTCAACTTACCGGACCCCAATGCAAGTAGTACCAGCATGACCAAACAACCGAATAAAACGGTTACACCACCACAACCTTTAAAATAATAGGCAATCCTTATGGGACTTAAAATAATTGAAGATAATCTTGATGCTGTTGATGCAGCTTTTCATTCCCTTTATACTGAAAAGGATGGAAAGTTCACATTGACTGGTGTTGATGGAATGAAAACTGATCTTGACGTTAGCAGAATTCAAACTGCACTTGTCAAGGAACGTAATGACCACAAAGGTACTAAGGAAAAGTATGCTATTTTAGGTCAGCATGATCCTGTTGAAATTTTAGCTTTGCTTGACCGTATTCCTGGTCTTGAGGAAGCTGCTAAAGGTACTCTTGATGATGCTAAAATTGATAGTATTGTTGAAACCAGAATCAAAGCTAAGATGCTTCCTTTGGAAAGACTTTTGGAAACTGAAAAAACTAGGGCTGCTAACTTGGAAGCTATCAACAAAAATTATGTTGAAAAAGAAAAAACTTCCTCAATTCATTCAGCTGTTCGTAAGGCTGCTTTGGATGCAAAAGTTAGACCTGAAGCTATTGACGATGCTATTACCTTAGCTGAACGCTTTTTTGAAATTACTGACTCCGGGGATGTTATCGCAAAGGAAACTGTTGGTATCCTTCAAGGTATTGATCCTGCAACTTGGTTAACTGAACTTCAATCAAAGAAACCTCATTGGTGGGGTGAAACTATTGGTGGAGGTTCACAAGGAAGCGGTTCAAATTTTGGAAGTAATATTAATCCTTGGAGCGGTAAAGATTGGAATCTTACTGAGCAAGGTAAGATTTATATGAAAAACCCTGCTAAAGCGGAACAATTGGCTGCTTCGGCCGGAACTACCGTAGGTGGTCGCAAGCCATCTAAATAAATGTAAAATATTACTTGCCAGACCATGCCCTATCTGATATAGTCTTTTTTCATGGGGGCATGGTTCTCCAAACTTAATTAATTGGACATGGTTCTGGTTAACAACTTAATTATTTTGGAGATGCTATTATGGCTGCTGGAAATACCATGATTGCGGATGTAATTGTACCCGCGATCTTTACACCTTATGTACAACAATTAACTCAAGAAAAATCTAACATTATTCGTTCCGGTGCTGCTGTTGTTGACTCACAATTGAGTGACAATCTTGCGGGAGAGGGTTCGACTTTCAACTTACGCTCATACAAAGATTTGGATGACGATACTGAAAACATCTCAACTGATGTTGCTGGTACTTTGTCAACTCCAAACAAAATCGGTTCTGCCACTGAAGTTCAAATTCGACTTTCAAGAAACAACTCATGGGCAACCATGGATTTGGTAACTGACTTGGTTGCTAAGGATCCAATGGAAGCTATTGCTTCTCGAGTTTCCGATTACTGGGTACGGCGTTTACAGGTTGCTTTCGTTAATACTTGCAAAGGTGTTTTTGCAGCTAACGCTCTAGCGACTGGTACAACTTCCGGTGATACTCATATTATCAATGATATGACATTTGATGCTTCTGGTTCAGCTTTTGTATCTGGCGTAACTAACTTCACCGCGGAATCATTCGTTGATGCGATTTCCACGATGGGTGACTCAATGAACAGTTTAAGTTTAATTCTTGTTCACTCGATTGTTTATGGTCGTATGATTAAGAACAACTTAATTGACTTCGTTCCTGATTCCACTGGTACTACACAAATTCCTACTTTTATGGGTAGAACCGTAGTTGTTGATGACGGAATGCCGTTCACTAATGGTGTTTTTGAATCATGGTTATTTGGTTCTAATGCGGTTCTTATGGGTATGTCACAACCTAAAGTTCCTACCGAAGTCTATCGTTTGCCACAAGCCGGTAACGGTGGTGGTATGGAAACCTTGTTTAACCGTGTCGAATGGGCTATACACCCTGCTGGCTACGCTTATAACCAGACTTATACTGTTGGCGGTCCTTCAAACGCTACTCTGGCTACTGCTGCTAACTGGACTCGTGTATTCCCAGAACGTAAACAAATCCGTATAGCTCGCCTAAAAACTCGCGAGTTCTAAGACCTTTTGGTGTGGTGCGTTTTTAACAGGGTGGCTCAGTCACCCTGTCTTTTTATTTAGGAGTTTATCATGGCAAAAGGTCAACAAAGAACGAGAGATCGTTCAAATCAATCCCAAGTTCGGACTATTACCATCCCTATTACATCGTTTCCTGTAAGTCAAGGTTCTGGTGTTAGTCCTGGTGGTGGCGGTTTAATCGTAAATGCTGCGGTCGGTACTCCCGGTTGGGGAACTGCGGTTATTCAAGGTTTGCCAAGAGGTAACATTGTTATTCTTGAAGCATTTGCAAACTTACAATTCTCATCACTGATTAACGGTGTTGCTAACCCTAACGTTCCTGCTACTTTTACAGGTGCGTTCTCGATTGGTACAACCGCTACAGCGGATGCGACTTTAGCTTCTACGGATGCAAACGTTGTTCCATCAACTGCGATGACAACTGCTGTTGCTTCCGTTGCTGCCGTTACTCCGTCAACCGTTAGTGCTTTAAACTTAGTTGTTAACAACTCTGATAGCGTTAGCGGAACAACTCCAAAGTTAGTTCCTATCGGTCAAAACGCAACTAGCGTTACTGTAAAGACAGGTCCTGCTATTGGTCTTAACCTTAACTTTACAATCGCTAACGTTTCAACTGCTCCGGCTCCAATTACTATTAACGGTTCAGTTACAATAACCTATGCGTTAAACGGTAACTATTAATGGAACAAATTAGACTTGCTTTATCTCAACTTGATGTAACTAATGATAATCATTGGACTTCCGATGGTTTACCCCGTATTGAAACTTTAAAGTTTTTGACTGGCCTAACGTTAACTAGAGCTGAGATAACCGAAGCTGCTCCACGGTTTTCAAGGATTAGTCCACAATTAAGTGTGGTCACACCTGAAGTTGTAGCAGAAACGGTAGCTCCTGTTGTTGATGAAATTAAACCCGATTTATTGACTCAATTGGATTTTGAAAACGCAACTTTAAATTCAATGTACAAGGAAAAGACTAATCTTGAACTTGCTATCGTTGAACAAAATAAAGTTATAGTTGATCTGACTGAACAAATTGAACGGGAAATCGGTGTCGTCACTTCACAGGATGCTATTCAAGCCTATTTAGCAAACCAAAGAAAATTGCTGGAAGATCGGGCTATTAAGTTAAAAATGATAGCTGATAGCGGTATTAATTTAAAGGATTTATCCGAGGGTTTGAAATCACCTTTGGATAGTTTCTTATCTCGGAAACGATAAGGGGTTATTATGTTTCGTCCTGCTTACTTTTTTGCTCAAACAAGTACGGGTGCTGGTACAGGGCTTGATATTTTAAAACCTGTACCAACGGAATCTGTTTCAGCTATTACAAGGAGCAAGGCTATTTTTTGCCCTGCTCTTAGTACGATCTGCATTAATATTTCTGGTACTGCTACGGTAAATATTATCAGTAATCCTTTTGATGATCCTGCTAAGGATAAAATCTTTCAGGTTGTTACTGCTACTGGTCATTTTGTTGTTGATTCCGCAGCAATTATCATAGTTGATGTTACTGCTATTAGTGGAACAGTATCAGCAAGAGCCGTCCTTAATCAGGAATTGGATGATTAACAATTTTAAACTGGATAAAGTATTATGAATATTGAAAAATTAATTTACCAGCTTAGAAACTGGAAAAGTCATGCTAGGGCGTTATTCATTGGCTCGTATGTAGTCGTTGAAGGAGCGTTAGCTAGGGCTATCGGTGAGGTTGATCGCGTTTTAATGATGGGTACGGTTCACGCTACTGTTATCAGGGCAGACGGCTCAGAATTAAGGCTTGGTTGCATCGGAAAACGTGTGGTTACTACTGCCGGTGTCAATTACTTGCGGGATACGTTCGCTGCTCATGCTGGTACTGCTGATATCCAAAACTTTAAGTTTCATGCTTGTGGAACTGGTGTTGTTGCAGAAGCAATTGGTGATACCGCTTTAGGTACTGATTCTGGTGTTGCTAGGGTTACTGGAACACAAGTTAACTCGACCACTAAAGTTTATCAGACTGTAGCAACAATGTCCTTTATTAGTACATTAGCTATTACGGAACATGGTATTTTTAGTGCTTCCTCAGCTGGTACACTATGGGATAGAACTGTATTTGCTGCTATTAACGTTTCATCTGGTGATTCGATTCAGTTTACCTATACTTTGACAATTTCAGACGGCGGTTAAGGAATTATTATGCCAATTCTAACAACTGCTAATTTGGAATATAAAATAACAAATCTGAACGTCAATGCTATTGATCTAACTATTAGGTTAACTCTAGCGCGTGGTATTATTGAGAACGGTGGTTTTACTATTCTTACTATTTCAGATTTGGATATTAGCAGGGAAGATACAATATTATTGATTAATTCAGCTCCTACTGGAGTAACCTTATATGATTCCTTAAAAATAGTTCTTTATCAGTACCTTATTGATAAAGGGTTAGCGGTTGGTGTAATAGGATAGTAATATGACTGCTAATACGGTTTTAAATGCTGGGAGTGGTGGTGATACCATTCAAACGGTTGATAATACAACTTATAAGACTCAAGTTGTAGCATTAGCTAATTCAACAGGAGCAAATATAGCTGCCGTTAATACTAACGGTGAACTTGCTATTACGGATAATGATAATGTTGCAACGGGTTCCTTAACTGCTGCGGCACAGTCGGCAACAATATCCACTTTAAATGGTGTAGATACTGCTTCTGTTCAGGTAACTGGAACTTGGGTTGGTACGCTAACTTTTGAAGCAACTATAGACGGTACAAACTATTTTGCCATTAATGGAATCCCTTTTATATCAACAGGTGTATTTATATCCACGGCAACTGCTAATGGACAATGGCAATTTGATATTGCTGGAGTTCAATCATTTAGAGCTCGTTGTTCCGCTTTTACTTCTGGAACTATTGTTGTAACGATTAGGGGCACTATAGGTAGTGGTTTAGTTGCCTTGGATGCACCAGTTCAAACGATGGGTCTTGGTACGATTGCAACAACCGGCGATACGGGTGCTAAGACGGCAACTGGTAACGGAGCAACACAAACAGCCCCTCTTACTGCCAAAGGTTTAGTGCTGATTGTAGTAACCACACCAGTAACAGGAACAAGTCCTACATGTGCATTTAAAGTTCAATGCAGTTTAGATGGAGGAACTAACTGGGTGGATGCTTGTGCAACTGGTAATACAACAGCTGCCGGTACATTTGGAATAATTATATATCCAACGATAGCGGCAACATCAGCCGGTACAGCAACACAATCCATTTCAACTAAGATAGGTTCCTTCCTAGCACCAACATGGCGACTTGTTTGGACTATAGGTGGAACAACTCCAAGTTTTACAATAGTGAGTGCTACTTACCAATATTTATTCTAATAAATAGGGAATTTTAATGTCCTTATTAACGCTATTTCAAAATAACTTAGCTGGTGGCGGTGGAGGACCTGTAACAACAAATAAATCTGTTGCAGGAACTTTAAATTTTTCTAGCGTTATTACCAGATTTAATTCAAAGCTTATATCGGGTATTCTAAGTTTTGTTGGTATAGTTTCAAGAAAAACTAATAAATTTGTTGTAGGTATTCTAAATTTTGTTGGCGTACTTACTAGGCTATCGAATAGAACCCTATTAGCAGGACTTACTTTTGCCGGTTCATTTTCAAAGTCAGCTCGTAAATCAATTGCTGCTGGATTAACTTTTAGTAGTGTGGTCATCATACTTAAAACCTTTCTTAGAGCGTTAGTAGCAACACTTTCGTTTTCAGGTTCAACATCTAAATTCTCAACTAAATCATTTACAGGAACTTTATCATTTTCAGGTGTTTTACTAAGTGTTAAATTATTTCTAAAACTTTTAGCAGGTTCGTTAAACTTTTCAGGATTAGTAAATAAAATACCTTTTAAAAGTTTGATAGCTACACTTTCATTTTCCGGTTTAGTAAATAGGTTATCGTCAAAAATACTTGTAGCAGGATTATCGTTTGCAGGAGTTATAAGTTCGATAAAAAGTATATCAAAACTTGTAACAGGGTCATTAAATTTTTCAGGTTCCTTAATTAAACAGTCGTTAAAAGTTGTATTAGGTTCCCTTTCGTTTTCAGGTTTGATATTTAGGCAAACGTTAAAAAGTGTAGTAGGGACTATTTCATTTTTAGGTTCCTTAATAAAACAATCGCTTAAAAATGTTATTGGATTAGTTTCATTTACTGGAATTACATTAAGCTTTAAATTATTTTTAAAACTTCTATCTGGTTCATTAAGTTTTTCGGGTTCAGCTACAAAACAAACGACAAGAAGTATTATAGCTGGTTTAATCCTTAATGGATCATTAATTAAGCAATCCATTAAGATATTTTTGGGTTCGCTTTCGTTTGCTGGTTCACTAGCGAGACTTAAATTATTTTTAAAATTAATTAGTGGATTATTATCATTTAATGGTATAGTTAACAAAAGTTTAGCTAAGTCCATA